TAAACAAAAGCCACGCGAGACTTTTTGTTTGCTACATGTCCTGATTCCGTCTTGATAAGGTAGTTACTTTTCTGTCTGTCCTCATCATTACCTAATCGGTAGTTCACTTCTGTGATTCCCTTGTCGCGTAAAGTCGGTGTGATGTTACTTGCCAACTGGGCAACAATAGTTTCCGACAAGGCTGCTGCGGTAGCCTCATCAGTGTTCAGGGGAATATCAATGTGAAGTCGGAACATGGATGTATTATATCTTGTGATTTGATTTAGTCAAGACCAATCAGCAAAATCTCTCTTTTTAAACTTCTCGCCCATGCGTTCACGGAAAGTTTTAAATTCTCCTGTGTCTTCCTCGTCCGTATCCTTGGATTCGGTAATATTAATAATTCCCCGTTGAGCCGATTCATCCAAATCAAACAGTTTCATTTTGCTACGATCAATGCCTATAACGAAACGCCGATTCGTTGCAGGGTCGGCATAGCGGTTCTTCAACTGCTTCACCATAATCTGACCAAGACCTTGAAGTTCTTCAGTGGACACCAAAGCAAACATAAAGTCTGCGGTTTGTGGTAGACCGAACGATTCACTAGTATCTGTCAACTCAACATCCGTGCTAGAGAAGCCAGAACGATTAGTTTGAGTTGCCGTAAAGATGGGAACACCAGTCTCCACCGCAAGACCGCGCAGTTCCTCTGCAATAGCCTTGATGAATGTATATGAGTTTACTGTAGCACTCTGTTTCATACGAGAAGATGCACAAATGTTTAAGTAGTCGATAAAAATAATTTCAGGAACAAAGTTCTTCTTCAAACGCAGTTCATCCAACAGATGCTTGAAGTGCATTACTGAAGCACTCGCTGTCGGATACTCTTTGATAATCAGTTTCCCCGTAGTCTGTTCCATAATACGCTTCATTTTGCGGTCGTAGATATCCTTGGGCAAAGCCTTCAGGTCATCCAAACTAGTATCCATCAGATTGGCATCAATGCGCTCAGCAATACGCTCTTCCGCCATTTCGCAAGTTATATACAGCACATTCTTACCTTGCATCAGACAATTTGCAGCATGGTGACAGAGGAACAAAGACTTACCCACGCCCGTGCCCGCGAGACACACATTCAGAGTTTTGTATGGTGTTCCGTTGTTGGTAATCTTATTCATCAAGTCAAGGTCAAACGGAATACGCTTCTCTACGGTGTGATAGAAGTCGTATCGCTTGTCCGCGTCACCAATAAAATCGTGACCGATATGAGAATCAAAACTAACTGCAAGAGCAGTAGAAAGAATGCTTGGAATAGCAGTTTTAGTTTTGTCTTTGGACTTTCCATCAATAATCTGAATGGATTCCATGATACCATTATAGAGTGCCTTTTCCTTGCAGAAGTTTTCCGTGTTATCTAGCAACCATTGTGTATCGGGAGCATCATGCGTCTTAAAACTCTTGATGATTTCTCGAATAGATTTGAACTCGGTTTCGCTTAAATCATCGCGCTTTCCCAAGTCGATAAGTAGACTTTCAACACTTGGCTTGGCGTTGTATTGAGTGTAAAACTCACTTACGCAGTCGTAGATAACCCGCTCGTCACGCTCATTGAAATACTCAGGCTTCAAGAACGGTAGAACTTTTCTACCATACTCCTCATCATGGAGCAGAGACCTAAGAATTAAAATTTCTGTTCTGTCAGCAGACATCAGGTGGACTCTTGAACAGTCAGTATACCCCAAATCCCCGAAAAGTCAAGCAAACTTTTTCTGACAATCGTAGATAAAATCCGAGCAAACTGCCCCAAAACCAGTTTTGTTGTAAGCGGCTACAGATTCTTTAGAAAGAAGAGGAATGATACATTCGGAATTCATATCATTTGTTAAATCGTGTGACCAAATCCAACCATTACTTACGAGAGTATATCTGTCAGACTCGTGGCAAAAATGTCTAAGAACTCGCATTAAAGGACTTTCATAAATCCATTTTAAAGCAGCGTATTCTTTAACATGAATCCAAAGATATTCACGGCGTTGCCAAAGCCACTCCTCAGTCACAGGATACTGAGCGTAATCGTGGCCTAGATGGGGTTGTTCGTTTTTCATACGCAGATCTATCTCTACATCATAGCCTGCATCAATGGCTTCTTGAATGTAATCCAATGAGTTTTCACGCTCGGGAATAACTCCGTCAAGATTGCCTCGGTGTGAAATGTAAATCACGATAATTCCTCGATTCTAATACTACGGTCTTCAATAAACATGTCGTAATACGGTTTGTCGCAGCGCAGATCATGGTGCTTTGCGCCCCAATCCTCTAACTGTTGCTTGGTTAGATCATACCAATCTATTCCACTTCGACTACCTCTAGCCGTCCAATAAATGATAGTGTTACCTTTATCATATAATCTATTGATCTTTTCTATGTTTTCAGGAATAGGCTTTGCCTTCTTATACTCCCGAGGATGGTCAGGAGTAATGCAAATCGTTTCATCAATGTCAACAAATATGATTTTAGTCATTGTGATACGAGTCCCAATACAGATAGCAGTTAATCAGATCATCTACAGACTTTACCTGCTTTCCTCTGGTTATAGTTGCCCAAGCCTCAAAGTTTTCAACTTCTTCAGGAGTTCCAAATACGGTTACGAATGGGGTATCGTAGTAACCAACCTTTAAACCATCTTGAATCAGCAGATTGTATACCAAAGTAACATAGAATTCTCCATTATACTGAACTCCCCTCTCCATAGCAAGATCAAAATATTTCTTGATGTCTGCACCACACCTAAAGTAATACATGCCAGTAGAAGCATGTTCATTCATCGGATTGTCGGTATAACAAGCCTTTTCTTTAATCTCAGTAATGTATGGAGTTCCTGGCACATCTTTAACAAACGCCATCTTTGTTTGAGCCAAGGTATGTGGATGAAATCCTGTGTGCGTTAAAACGCAACCGTCCATATTGTATTGTTTAACATACTCCTTAAAATGTTCCATGTCCCAAATGTGAGGATTGTCGCAGTAAGAAACAATTACTTCTTCGTCATCTTTGATATGTTCGTATACTGCTTTAACCGTCCACACAGGGCCCAACTTATGCTGAGGCATGGATACAATTGTAGCGTTCGGCTTTAGAGATAGAAGCACATCTCGCATATCAGTTGTTGCTAGATGAGTATCATTACAGATGAATACAATTTCATCGTTTGGATCAAACATTTCTAGAATGTATTCGATGATGCGCTTTCCGTTCACACGAATAAGCGGCTTAGGATCTGTGTATCCCTTTTCAACAAACCGGTTTCCTGTTCCTGCCATCGGCACAATAATTTTCATACTAAAGCCTTTCTATATTTCTCTGAAGGCATATTGTTCAGAGATTCAATTTCATCTGCATTTAAAAATTTAGGAGTTAAACATGCTCCTGTCATCAGACCTAGTATGTAGTTGTTGATTGACTGCATTTCGTTTGGAAATACGGCAGCATCAGGAAAAAGTGGAGAGTTTGCTGTTTCATTTTCTTCTGTATCAACAAACGATTCAACATGATTACTTAACCACCTTTTACATCTACTGTTAATTCGCTCCGTAGTTTCAAACGCTTCTTGTGCATCCTTAGCCGTAACAATAAGTCCATGATTTTCAAGAAAAAACACACTCTTATCTGTGGAAATTTTAGACATCAAACAAGAGCCAGGCTTAACATATTCCACATACTCGTATGTCATATCAGAAAATAAATTAGCAATCAAGGACTTGCCTTCTTTGCTGCATAAAATTGCATTCAAGTGAATTGGGTGTGTATGAATCACCACTCGGTCTGCTAGCAAAGCATGAAATCCAGTTTCCATAGATGGTCTATACTCGCCTGTTTTGTTTGAACTTCGAACCCAATCGGTGTACTCGTCTTCGGTTTGAAATTCATTTGGTATAGATTTATTAAAGTTGCACACGCAAAATCCGTGATGTAGATTGACATCAGCCATTTTAGCGCCAGATGCTTTAATAAGTAAGCCGCTATCAGACTTCACGGAAACATTACCTCCTCTACCTTGAACTAATGCAGGATCGAGAGATAACCATTTACAGATGCTCATAAAGTCCATCATGGAATCGTAGAACTCTTTAACAGTTTCCAACAACTCCACTCCTCTACCGTTAACAGAAACATAGTCTAAAGAAATAGAAGCATTTCGGTTGCGAGTAAACTTGATAACGATATCTGCTTCTTTCTTTTGAACTGTTATGAAGCGATCTTCATCAATCTTTCTACGCTTCATCATCTCTACTACTTGCTTCTCGGTGTATCCTCTTTTTTTAGTATCTCTTTTAATTTTCCACTCGGTTTTTAGAGTTTCATCTGTATCAACGAAAATTTTAAGAGTTGCCATATCTGCGGTTGGTCTGTGATACAACGCATGAAGACCCTCGTACACAACCCAAGGTCTTGGAGAAATCATTGCCGCAGAATCAAACTTACCAGTATCGTGATTATAAATCTTTCGGTTTATAGAGTTTCCGTTGGACAATTCCAACAAATGACCATACCCCATTTCAAGATCATTTGATTGAGGATCTAGGTGAGTTTTGATTTTCCACATGGGATCATTTCTTTCCCATCGGCGCAGATCATCTCCACTAAGAC